GGCTGCAGAATAGACCCAGATGCCACGCGGTCCTCTACCTCCTGGCCTGTCTGCCCTTCATCGATATCCGTATACTCCATCAGCTGGCCGGCCAGCATGGATCGGCTGCCATGTACTGCTCCGTGGCTCGACTCCGGAAAGCCGGTCTTATCTCCTCCATCCAGCCGCCGGTCTACGCTCCCAATTCGCCCCGTCTCTGGTACCTGACCGATCTGGGGCTGGCAACCCTCGCCTTGGATCTCGAATGCGATCCTCTCCATCTGGCCCAGCAGTTTCACCTCCGGGCCGCCGACCTGCTGAAGCTTGTCCCGACGCTGCGGCATCTGCTGGATACCTACGAGATCCTTGGGGCGCTGGCCGCCTCTCGACCGGGGAGTCCCACACTTCTGGCCTGGGAACGTCCCTGGCGACGCCGCTACCCCCGTCCAGCCGGCCGCTCACTCGGTGTGGTGACCGTGCCGGCCTACGCCACCCTCTCCTGGAACGGTGTTGCCGGCTCCTACCTCCTGCTCCCCGATGCCGGCGCCATCCCCCTCCGTCTGCAGCGAGCTGCCCTCGCTTCTTTGTTGATGCTTCGCCGGTCCCAGGATGGTCATCTACCCCCACTGATCATCGCGACCACGGACCGCGAACGGATGAGGGCATGGGAGCGCCTGCTCCATGACCTGGTGCGAGCGCGCCGGGAGGCGCCACTTGCCAGTCGCGTGGTCCGCTGGGACGATCTCTCCCGTGGCCTGACTGATCTTCCCGTCCAGGCCGACGAGCAGGCCCGCGACAATCTCGTTCGCCCCGTCCAGCTACCACCGCTCCATCCTCGGCGTCCGGGCAGCCCACTTCCCCGCATCGTGGGCGACGAGCTTGCTATCCCGGCACGGTCCGCTACCGAAAGCTTGGGCCGTACATCGCTGGCGGTGACGCCGGCCGATTACCGGCTGCTGGAGGTAATCGGCTTCCATCCGTACTTGTCTGCAAACCAGTTATCAGACGTGATGGGCAGTAGCACGCAGGCAGTACAACACCGTCTGAATCGGTTGTTGGAAGTAGGACTGATACGACACCCCAGCCCAGATGAGATCGGGGAGGAGACTATTCCGGACTTGTCTGAGCTGACGACCGGTGGACTCACGCTGGTAGCGGCGAACCTGGGACTCTCCGTGGCTATCGCCGTGCGCGAGCTCGGGCTCGTTGGCGGTGCCCCTGACAAGCCGGTTGGCTCCCGCCGCAAGCTCGTGCGCACTCTGGCGCACACCCGCGGCGCGGACGATATCTTCGTCCGTCTCTATCGACAAGCCAGAAAGCACACCGCTGCGGGGTGTGACGAAGCGATGGTGGAGTGGCAGAATGCCGCCGCTTGCAGCCGTCGCCACCTCCGGCCGGACGGGTATGGCGTTTACCGACGCGGTACCCGTTACGACGGCTTCTTCGTGGAGTACGACCGGGGCACGATGAACGCGCGCGACTACTTCAAGAAGTTCGGCGCCTACTACCACTATGGTATGACCGGTCGCTTCCAGCGCGACTACAACAGCTACCCCACCGTCCTCGTCATCACCGCGGACAACGCGGCTGAGGAACGCATCGCCCGAGTGGCTCGCGCAGCGGCGGTTGGGCACTCCGGTAAGCTTCCGATGCTGTTGACCTGCCACTGGCGCCTCGATGACGTAAGAAATACCGACGCCTTACTTGGGCGTATTTGGCGAGAACCGGACACTGAGTTCGATAGGCGACGTTACTGGTTACCCGACACGTGTAAGCCGCATTCACAGTGCATAGCAGCGCTTCTCGCGAAGAATCCCGAGTACTCGCAGTTGTATGGGAGGAAATGGTGATGGAGACTCTTCTAACCGTCGAACAGGTAGCGGACCGCCTGGCCGTTGGACGGACCACCGTTTATGAATTGATCGCCAAGCAGCAAATCAAAACTATAAAAATTGGCCGTGCTCGACGCGTCCCCGAATCGGTGGTGGAACAGTGGATCGCCCAGCAGCTCCGGGACCAGGAGCCTGAAACGCGACCAACCGTTGGAACCTCCAGGTTTCGATAGTCATTCGACAGGGTCGATCTCACGCCCCCATGCGCCGACTCACTTCGCGTCGGCCAGATAATGGAATCGCCTATTCCAGGCAGAGAGCCAGAATTGATTGCTAGGAAATATGCTTCCGTGATACACAAGGATGTGCAGAGAACATCTATCTTCTTAGGAGATGAGGGTCGCGCGGCAATTCGCGCGATTCAAAAGCGCTTTGGTGTCTCAACTGATAGTGATGCGATCAGGCTAGCGCTTAGAGTGCTCGCCGAAGCAAAGGAGATTGGGCTCGGTCCCTTGCCTGGCAGTCGGGCCTTAGGTATGCAACAGGGGGAGGCACGGGTCGACACGGAAGTACAGGATGAATGAAGGCCGGGGTACTCAACGAGGGAACTCGAGCTCAAACGTTCGAGATAGCGCGGACTGCGGCAAGAGAGGGTTGGCAAAAATGGAGCGACAGCCAAAGGGCAGGCGAGGCAACAACGAAGGATACATTGGGAAATTACCCGATGGCAGCTATCGCGGATACATGACACTCGATAACGGAAAGCGGAAGTGGTTCCGCGGCAAGCGTGAGCGGGATGTGCGCGAAAAGATTCGGTCAGCGCAGTGGCTCGAGGAGCACGGCCGGCTACCAATTGGCCCAGATCAGAAGTTCGCCGACTTCATTCGGGACTGGCTGGATACCACGGCTCGCTCCACGGTTCGCTCAACGACGCTAGAGAACTACCAACGTTGCATTGGCCGCACACTCCCACATATCGGGCACGTGAAGCTTCGATCGCTGACAGCACAGCACTTCCGCACACTGTACGCCGGCATGCGGGATGCCGGGCTGGCAGATACGACTATCCAGACCACCCACGTCATCATCAAGCAGGCGCTCCAGCAGGCAGAGGATGATGACCTGATTCCGAAGAATCCTGCAAGGGCGGTCAAGGTCAAGGTGGAACACAAGGAAGTGGACGCGCTCACTGCGGAAGAAGTGAAGGAATTTCTTGCGGCCAATGCCTCGCACCGGCTCTATCCCCTATGGGTCTTCTACTTCCTCACTGGGGTACGCCGTGGCGAGGCACTCGGACTCACCTGGGATGACCTTGCCCTCGATACCCGTACGTTCCATATTCGCCGTTCACTCCATAAGATAGTTGGAGGAGAGCCACAGTACGGACCGCCGAAGACAGCGAAGAGCGGTGAGCGGCTGCCTTTGCATTCCGACGCCTGCACCTGGCTGAAATTGCATCACCTCCGTCAGGAGGAGGAACGCCGGAGTGCATCAAACTGGCAGGAGAGTAATCTCGTGTTCTGTAGCAAGAGCGGCAGGGCGCTTGATCCACCTGGCGTGTGGCTGCGCTTCCAAGAGGCGCTTACACGTGCCGGGCTGCGACCAGTGAAGCTCCATAGCACGCGCCACAGTTTCGCGTCGATTCTGTACAACCAGAGTGGCGACCTCAAGCTCGTCCAAACTTTCCTGCGGCACAGTAACCTGCAAACAACGGGCAACATTTATACACATGTCCGCCCTGATACGCTGACGAGCGCTCTGAAATTGCTCGACGGACTCACTACCACACCTTAAACTGTTGCCAAAAAGGTTGCCAGAAGGGCTGCCTCTGCTCTATTCGGAGCAGAGGCAGCCCTTTTTTTGGCTTGCTGACGGGAAAAATTATGTAGAGGGCAGTCGCAGTCCGACCAACAACAATCATATCAATCCCATGATGGGCTACTGCGAACCGATCATCGCGCCCCAGCTCAACGCTCTGGGCGCCGGCCCCGCTTCCACCACCATGTGGATCGCCATCGCCGATCCCCGCGTCATCGACACCGTCGAGGTCGGCTTCGTCGGAGGTCAGGTCAATCCCATCCTGCTCATCCAGGACATGCCCCTCTACGGCCTCAACTTCACCCAGGACACCATCTCCTACAAAGTCCGCCACGAGTACGGCGGTGCCGTCCTGGACTACCGAGGCTTCTATTTGGGCAACAACTAGCGCGCTCTGCGTTCTGCGTGCAGAGCGCGACTCTCCTCCTGCCCCGCCCGGGTCGAGAAACATTTCTCGGCCCGGGTGCCCTCTCTCAAAGGAAACTGAATGGCTGTAGAAACTGAAGTCACCCAGAAGCTCGTCACCGAGGTCGGCATCAACGGTCTTCCCGTCCGACTCGTCAACCCGGGCGGAGGCGTCACCGGCAATGCCATCTCCGCCGGCGCTCAGAACACCCTACTCACCTCGCTCTACTCCAACGCCACCGCGATCGGCAACGGGAACCAGGTGGCACTGAACGGCTTCAACGGCAACTGCCAGATGGTACTCATCAACACCGGCGCAGGCACCGCCACCATCCAGTTCGAAGGCTCCATCGACTACACCAATTGGTTCACCATCGGCTACGTCCGCATCGACGGCCAGGCAAACCTGGTACGTTCCGTCGCCGCCGTCGCCCTCGGCGCCGCCGGCGGAGGATCCGATAAGCAGGCCTTCACCCTCCAGGATCTCTACGTCTACGTGCGTGCCCGCGTCGCCACCGTTACCGGCGCCGTGTCCCTCACGGCCTCGCTCTACGCCACACCGAGCTAACCCATGCCCCAGCTCTACATCCCAGCCTCATATCCGAATCTCTTCCGGCCAGACGGATGGGATGCTGCTTGGCGTTCCGCCAAGAACGCCGCAGGCGCTTCGCCCCTGCTCGTCCAGGTCTTCGGCGATTCCATCGCCGCCGGCACCAACCTCAGCTACGCTTCGGACTGCTTCATCGAGAAGCTACAGGGCCTCATTTCCGCGTCATACGGACGCTTCGCCGACTACTCCAACAACTCCCAGAACTTTCTCGTCGGCCATCCTTGGTCCGGCCCCCTGAACGCCGCCAGCTTCACCAGCAACGTGAACTTCGGCTGGCACACCACCAACTACAGCCCATCGCTCACAGCCAACTCCTACCAGCGATGGACCAGCCCATACGCCTGCACCGCCTTCGATATCCACTACCTCGATGCCTTCGGCGGACGCTGGTCATACTCCGTGGATGGAGCTGCGCCCATCCAGATCACCAACTCGGCCGCCGCATCACCCGATGTTGCCAACTCCCAGGTGAAACGCCTGAGCTTCACCGGACTGCCGTCGGCCGTCCACACTTTCGACTGGGGCTGGCAGAGCAACACCGCCACCGCCTACGTCCACGGCGCCACCGCCTACACCGGCTCCGCCGGCGGGCTGGCCCTGGCCCGCTTCGCAGTCGCCGGCGATGCCATGCAGTATCTTGCCTCCACCCAGGGGTCTGCCGATCGGCTCTCTCTCTACACCAACAAAAGTCCCCAGAACGACGCTACCGCCTCCGGCGTTGGTGCCTACGGCTTCCCCATGGGACCACATCTCCTCATCTGCCAGATGATCGTCAACGACACCAACATCGACGGCACCGGCAACCCCGTCAACTCACTCACCGGCTTCACCCAGCAGTACTACCGCCTGCTCCACGCCGTGCGGCGTGCACGCCCAGGCTGCTCCATCCTGTTCGTCATCCCCTGCTATCCGCTGGCCACTACCGACGACTGCTCCAGCGGCTTCGGCAACCAGCTCCTCTTTGCCAACTACGTCCAGGCCGTCTACACCCTGGCCCGGTCCTTCAACGCCGCCATCTGCAACGTCAACTCCCGTTGGGGATCCACCCCGGTCGCCCAGGGCTTCATGATCGCCAACAACCTCCACCCCACCGTCGCCGGCCAGGCCGACATGGCACAGTTCATCCAGCAGGCGCTGTTGTAACCAAGGAGGCCGCATGAAAGAACCCAACGTCGAGCTACACCGCGATCACATGGAACAACTTCGCAACCAGGCTCGTGCCGAGCTGGTCGATCAGTACCACCAGCAGAAGATGCTTGCTCGCGCTGCTCGCAAATGCGGCAACCCCATCCAGGCCAGCAGCCACCAACACCAGGTCGACTACCTCTACAAGATGATCATCGCCCTAGACACGCCCATGACCGACGACACCGACACGCACCTACAGGAAGCCACTCTATGACCCACAAGATCATCGACATGGTCAACATGGTCATGGTCGGGATGATCATGGGCCTAGCCGCCGCCGTCGCCATGTGGCTAGTCTTCCTGCTCATCGTGAACACCTGGTAAGGAGGCCACCCTATGACCGAAAAGATCATTTTTCTGGTCATCCTGCTCAGTGCCTCCACGGCAGCCGGCCTCATCATTGGCAAACTCATAGATTTCACCGACGACGACGACGACGACCCCATCACCAACCACATGCTCTCCCAATGCAACGACCCGGCTAAAGCCGGCGAGAAGGAAGAGCTACTGAAAAGGAACAAATAATGCCACCCATCATCGGCACCGACTCCCAGCTCGCCCTAGACGGCTTCGGCTACTTCATCGAGCCTCACTCCTACCAGGTCATCCGCCCTCGCGTACGCCGCACCGATCTCCTCGGCCAGTCCGCCAACCCCGTCGCCCCGGGCGCCGGCTCAGGCGAACGCTACGTCGATCGCGGCCCCGCCAAGCGCGAGTGGAAGTTCATCATCGTGGCCTTCAACAACCTCACCACCTACACCGGCACCGTCGAGACCACCACCGGCGAGCAGCTCCACGACCAGCTCCAGACCTCATACAACAAGGTCAACGTCACCATCCCCTTCATCGACCCCAACAACGTCACCTGGCAGGTCCACTTCGACGACATGGTCGAGGAGTTGGTCGACGTCCGCTCCCAGGTCGACGGCCTCCAGTGGTATATGCACTGCACCCTCTACGAGGGCTAGACCGTGACACGACCACCATCCTCCTTCCTTAGCGGCCAGGACGAAACCGGCTTCGCCGGAATCTCAGCGGACTCGTTCAACCCCATCTTCAACGCCAAACCGACCGGCAACTTGCACAGCTCGCTCTACCACCTCGCCCACCAAAAGCAACCCAAGAAGCCCAAAGCACCCACCGTCCACAAGCCGGGCAAGGTTCACGTCCCCGCGCCCAAGAAGCCCCACGTCACCCACCCGCCCAGGCCCAAGGCCCCACCAAAGCCACATGTCGTTCACGTCGCCAAGCCCAAAGCGCCGCCAAAGCCGCACGTCGCCAAGCCCAAAGCACCACCCAAGCCGCACGCCACCCACGCCGCCAAGGCACCCAAAGCACCCAAGCCGGCCAAGGCCGGCAAAACCCACCTTGGCAAGACCGGCCGACGAGGTGGAACCATCGCAACCGGCGCGTCCAGGAACCAGGTAAACGCCGATGGCAGCATCACCCATCTCAACCGAGACGGCACCGTCGGCGCCGGCCACGCCCAGCAGAGCGACGGCCTGCCCAAGATGCACGGACCCAGCTACGTACCCGGGCGAGCCAAGGGATGGGGCGCCGCCACCACCATCGACAGCCGCGGCCATCGTTCCTCGGCCGCCGGCGCGGCAGCGGTCGCTGCCCAGGACTCAGGTCACGCCGCCACCAGCAGCAGACACAAGGGGTCAGGCGGAAGCGCTCACGCCCCACACGCCCCACACGTGCCACACGCACCCCACACCCCACACGCGCCCAAGGCGCACAAAGCGCCCAAAGCCCCACTCCAGCTCAACACCGATTCTTTTCTCGGCACCGACTCACACGTCGAGTCACACCGGCCAACCCCACTCGCCCCGGCCACCATGCATCGAATGCCGAAGCCCCACTACCACTAGGAGGTCGCCATGCAAAACCAGCTCCTCTACGGCGTCGCCGTCGTTCCCGCCGTCATCGGCCTTACCCAGATCGCCAAGACCGCTGGCCTTCCAGGCCAGCTCGCGCCGATCCTCGCCGTACTGCTCGGGATCCTCGCAGGCCTCGGCGAAATGTACGGCGCTCAGTGGCCCATCATCCAGACCATCATCGTCGGCGTCGGCCTCGGCCTCTACTCCGTCGGCCTCTACTCCGCTGGCAACACCGCGTACACCCACATCACCAGCAAGAACGACCCGGCTACGCCGGCTCCGACACCGGCAGACGCAGGCCCAACGCTCGTACCGACACCCAATCCGCCGGGAAACACCAGCAAATGACGCCAGAATCCCCAGAAACGCCCGAAATCGTGCCGTCACGCCCCGTAAAAGCAGCACACGACGGTGCAGGTCTATCTCAAGGCCCTTCGGGCCGGATACACCGAGCGCCATCAACGATCGAGCAACGCACACGAGCAATTCCTCATCGAGTTCCACGCCGTGCAGATCGAACAAGCCATCGAGCTGATGGACGAGGTACACGACGTGCTCACCGCCGAGATTCTGTGGGAGCACGGTCATGCCCCTTGACGCCCGCAAGATCGCCCACATCGCCCAGAAATGGCCCATGGTGGTCATCGGCCGCCAGCAGCAGATCGTGCTCACCCTGCGCACCAACGCCGGCAACCTCGCTGTCACCGTCCCGGTGCTCTGGAAGGTCATGGACGATCGCGATCCAACACTCACCCAGGAGAACCATGTCATCCCGGCCGGCCTCGGCGGGCAGTCCGATGCCGTTGGCATCTTCTTACAGAGCGACGTCACCTACCAGCAGCTCCGCGGCTGCATCTTCGCCCAGCTCGCGCCAGGCTCACCCGCACCCGACGTCGCCAATAAGTTCATCCTGGCCGGCATCGAACCCTACGGCATCATCCCCGGCCAGGGCCGCTACTACACTCTCTGGCAAAGGCAACACTGATGAAAGCGCACATCCAGAATCACTGGCACCACCACACCGCCCTTTGGTTTTCCATCCTCGCCGGCATCATCGCCTTCACCGGCACCAGCGCCACGGTTCACTACGTTCACCGTGGCGGCCTCAAGCCGGCCGCACTTCCACCACCCATACACATCAGTGGGGGACGCGTACCGGACTACTACTCGCTAGCCCGCTTCATCGTGCGCGTCCACAACCAGGGCAACTCCAGCTCATGCGTCGGTCAGACACTCGCCACTATCGAGGAAATTACCTATCGTGAGCGTCACCCGAACCAACACCCGGGATTTTCCAGCGGCTTCATCTGGAACCAGCTCAACGGTGGTCAGGACCAGGGCCTCACCTATGACACTGCCTTCGATCTCCTTCATCGAGAAGGGGACGCACAACTCCACGTCTTTCCCCATGATGGTCAGGCGTCCGACCGTTGGGCGCAGCCCAATGCCGCAACGCTGAGAGAAGCGCAGCAGTTCACCATACCCAGCTGGCATTCCATCAGCACCTACGACGTCCACACTATCGAGTACGAGATCGCCAGCGGCCGGCCCGTCGCCGTCGCACTCCCCATCTACAGCAGCTTCTTCAACAACTTCGGTATCCATTACCTGCCCACCATCTCCTCGCAATACGGCCAATTCGAGTTCTGGCACTCCATGACCATCGTCGGCTACAACCAGACCGGCCCGCTCATACTCAATTCGTGGGGCACGCCCTTCGGCCAAAACGGACTCTGGCGTGCCACCTGGTCCATGCTCACAGCCTACTCAGCCGGCCTGGTCGTGTCCACGCCCCATTACTACCCCGTCTATCATCCCCCCGTACGGAGGCGTCATGCCCGCCACCTACCCGCTCACCACAAACCAATTTCTCACCGATCTCCGAGCCGACCTGTTCGACACCATCGGGTCGTCCACCACCGAACGATGGTCCGACATCGACCTCACTAGGGCGCTCGATCGTTCACTCAACCGCTACTCCGAGGCAAGCCCCAACCTCCAGGCCGTCCAGATCCCCGCCAGCCGGCAGATCAACCAATACCCGATCCCCGCCGGCGCCTGGTACGTCGATGCCGTCGAGTATCCCTTCGGCCTCTTCCCCAAGGTCTACGCGCCCTTCATCCAGCGCAAGTCACCCCAGATCGCCAACCCAGCGGCAGCCGTGCTCGGCCTATCGGCCGTCGCGGGCGGATCCGTCCCGGCCTCACTCGGCTCCTTCGCACCCACCCAGTACACCTTCACTCTGGTAGCAGCTGGTGGCGGCGAGACACTACCGCCCCCCGTCCCCTACCCCGGCGTCGTCGTCGCCGCTCCAAGTACAGTGACCATATCTGGCATACCCATCGGTCCCTACGGGACCGTCGCACGCAACATCTACCGTGCACACGTCAACGGAGGACTCGCCTACGCCGGCAGCATACCCGACAACTCCAGCTACTCCTTCACCGACAACCTGCCAGACAATCTCCTTGGCAACCCACCGCCCATCCAGAACACCACCGCCGGCGCGGACATCATCGAGCTAACGCTCGATCCCTCCGCGTACCCAGACAACGCCACCACAACGCTTGAACTCCTGTACGCCGGCACACACGCACTCGATATAGCTGGAACATCCGCTCCAGAAAGACACTGGAATGTGCTGTTCCATGGCGCAGAAGCCTACGCCGTGAACGCCTACATCAAGCACGTCGCCGACAACTTCGAGTGGGTCGACGGCCACTTGCGCGACCGCATCGACGATACCAAGAGCGCGATCGTCTGGCAGAAGCACGCCAACGAGCTGATGCTGCGCTACGACACCGAGATCAAGCGCGTCAAGGAAGAGTCCAACGCCTACATCACAACCCGTATGCAGTGGGGTGACACACCGCTCCGCTGGAATTGGACGTGAGAAATAGCACGAGGCTGGAGCTGTGCAACTCCAGCCTCCAGCATGGCCGACCAGGAAAGTCCTAGCCCACTCGCTAGACAAGGATAGTCAATGAGAACCATGCCGGCCAACATGTTGGCCGCAGTCAGCAGCTCACTCCAGCAGCTCGCCATCTCCGTCGTCGTCCAGGACAACACCCTGTCCTTTTCCCGACTCGCCACCGGAACCAACGCCGGCCACGTCACCAGCACCCACAGCAACGTCGGCACCATTCTCCGTGCCGTCATCACCAGCGCCGGCGCGATCTACGTCACCCGCGTCACCGTCGCCAACAGCGCAGCCCAGTGGGCCGCCTCCGGAGTCCTAGCAGCCTCCGGCGCCCGCTACAACGCCAGCTGCAACATGTCCGCCGCCACCGGCATCGTACGTCTGTTCTACATCCGAGACTCCGACGCCGCCGTCTGCTACCGCGACTCCACCGACGACGGCGTCACGTGGTCCGCCGAGAACGTGGCCGCCGCCGCGCCCGTTGGGCTTGGCTACTGCCACGGCGTGGCTACGCCTACCGTAGGCACATGCTGGGCATCCTACGCCCAATACGACGGCAGCACCAGCGACCAGGGACCCATCTACCAGACCACCCTCAGTGGCACCTGGTCAACACTGACACCGTTCGGACCAGGCGGAAACTGGGGGCAGATCCGTGGCATGGACGTCACCCAGGCAGCCAAAAGCCAGGTCGTCGCCGGCTACATGCGGATCCTACAGACCACCGGCTTCGCCGCCGGGGCCTACACCGTCAATGGAGGCGTCAGCCCATGGGCCACCATCAAACCCATGGATCCGCCAGCCATCGGAATCTCCCACCAATACCCGTCCGTCTTCTGGTCTGGCACCTACTTCTACTCCACCACCACCGCCTTCGACGACGGCAGCGTCTCAGGAACCGCCGCCACCAAGACCGAAGTCTGGCAATCCAGCGATAGCGTCAACTGGGCACCAGTAGCCAGCCTCGGCAACCTCTTCCCCAACGGCGCCAGCGTGCTCACCTCAAACGGCATCTTCTACGTCTTCGACGGCCAGACCGTCATGCAGTCCAGCACCGGCACCAACACACTCGATCTCACCGCCGATCTGGTCACCCTGGAGATCATCGAGAAGCCCAACTCAGAGGGAGCGGCCAGCATCACCCTGTCTAACTACAACGGCCAGTACACCAATGCGCCCCAGCTCAAGTCCAACGCCAGCGTCACCATCCAGTTCGGCTACGGTCCCGATCTCATCACCACCCACGTCATGTACATCGACCAGGTCCGCAACGAAGCCACCGCCGATCGGCTCGATGTCATCCTCGATCTTCGCGACTGCGTGAAGTTCCTCACCCAGGTCAGCAGCCGTTTCATCGCCCTTTCCGGAAAAACCATCGCACAGCTTATTCAATACGTCTGCGACCAGGCCGGCGTCACCGTGGCCTCGATCGGCACCACGCCGCAGTTCTCGCAGGTCATCCCCTGCTTCGCGATCACCCCCGGGGAAACGTGGGACACTGCCCTAAATCGTCTGGCGAATGTCTACGCCTTTGCCTATAGGAGAGAAGGTTCGACGGTAATATTCTCGGAACGACAGGCGAACGACGCGAGTGTGTGGACCTATGGCAGTGAGACGTTCGGCATCAACTGGAGCAAGTCAGCCGATCAGTCCAGCGTCATCAGAGTCATTGGTGCACCAACAGGGAACACAGTCGCCTTCGCTGAGGCGATAGACACAGCACAGCTCACCGCAACCGGAAGAGAGAGATACAGACACATCGTAGAGAGACTGCTCACCAGCAGCGCCCAGTGCCAGATCAAGGCAGGGCTTGCCATGCGAGAGGAGCAGACGCACTCAACCACAGGCAGCTTGAGTGTGGCACTCAACCCAGGACTACAGCTGCTGGACGTGCTGACCATCACCAACGCACGAGTCGGTCTCACCAACCAGCTCGCACGAGTGGAAGAGATCCATTGGCACGTCGACATGAACACCGGCGCCTACTACCAGCAGCTCGGCCTCACCCTGCCATAGCAATGGAACCAGGTGTGTGCCGTCGCTCGGCCGTGCTACGTCCCATTCGGGTAGCTGAGCGCGATCCTGGGGGGTGAGGACGACGACGCGACGGTGGTGGCGGCGCGATCCATCCCCGCGCCAGCCAGTGGGTGAAGACGGCCAACCACAAGGTCGCGGTCTGCTGCTATCGCTGTGGTGAGCGCAGGGGCATGTGCGCCGCCCGGTAAGCCACCCGCTCTGGCAGCGCCGCCGCTCGCCTCGGGGTTACGCGACCAGGGCGCTGCGGCTCGCGCCGCTCTACCACCGCCCCATCCACCTTCAGGAGCTGGGCGAGGTGGGTGCTGACTGTCGTGGGCGCAATACCGGCGCCTCGTATACGGCCGAGTATTACAGTGAACGCCGCGACTATCCACAATTGCGTGAGTAGGGAGGACCCGCCACCCCCCGCCAGGAGCGCGCCGGGACACTCACCACTCGCGTGGCTACCAGAGAGAGACGGGCTGGATGCCGGCAACTTGCCGATACCCCGGCCCTCTTGGTTACGACTGGAGGGGGAATCGTGAACACGAGGCGCGAAGCCTCGAATGCTCCCGAGCGACAGCCCATGAGGCCGCCAGGGAGTCCTGACAGCTGCTCATCCAACACGGGCAAGATCCCGCCAGGAGGCGATGGCGCGGTCCAATGAACGGCCGTAGCCCGGGCGGACGACCAGAGGGCGGATCCTCCGTACGCCGGGCGGAGTACTGTTTCACGATACTGTGCACCCCATTACCGATCTGTACACGTCGCGCCAGGTCAGTGGCCGGCAAGGCCTCTTCACCTTCACAAGGCCAGCAGGATCGCCGCGGCCGCTCCGGTGTCCTGAACACGACGCGCCGGGCCGGCAGTGTGATCGAGGTGTCCCGCTTCGGATCGCTCGCCGGCGGGCACGCTCGCTTTATCCCCCGGCTGCATGTCGCGCCGGACCTGCTAGTGTTGGCGGAGTGCGGGCTTGCTCTGTTGATCGGTACCGAGGACGGATTACCAGGGAATCGCCTACTCCCCCTGGATTGCCGCCATATAGCGAGCAGCGGACCGCTCCACCGCCGCCTCGCCCTCCTCGGCCACCACACGCTGCCACCAGCCACCGTAGATCCGATCGTAGCGGAACGGCCTCAGAGCCGACACGATGCCCTGGATGGCGCTGGCCGGTAGGGGAATGAGGTTGGGGTAGCTGTACATGAAGCTGACATGGCGACGGTCGGCGGCGACCGTAAGGATGTCGCTGCTAAGGAGCACACCTCGCCCTTCGGCTCCGCCTGTCCAATGCAGCACCGTACCCCCCGCGAAGTGACCGCCACAGCGTATCAGCGTGACTCCCTCGCTCAGCGATCGTGTCTCCCCCTCCCAGAACA